TCTTGAAGCGGCTGTACGGCAAGAGGAAGAACTGAGATGGGCTTTGGTATCTGCTCAGGCGAGAATTGACGTATGGCGCTCTCAAGAGGCATCAAACCGAAACATGGATAAAATTACGCTATGAAAAAAAAAATCAAGGACATTGAAAAGATTGCCCACTTTTACAATTCTCAGGGAATGATGGATCGGCGTATAGCAATAGACCTTACGCCAGAAGAGTTGGGCAAGCTGATGAGCTATAAGAACTATGGCGGCGACTGGCCTGAAGAATATTCATTCTTGGGTCACACTGTTTACAGTAGGAAAACAGATGCACGGTAAATACAACGCGCAAGAACGCGAGTGGGTTGGGCGAGTCAAAGAGCTGCCCTGCTCCGTCTGCGACGCTCCACCGCCTTCAGATGCCCACCACATCGAACAGCACGAGCATTACACTGTTGTTGCCCTGTGTCGAGAGTGCCATCAGGGGTCTTTCATGGGGTGGCATGGGCAGAAACGGGCGTGGACGCTACGGAAAATGAACGAATTGGATGCCCTGAATATCACAATTGGGCGTGTTTTTGTTGCATTGCGACAAAGATAACAACGCATAACAAAATATTTGCATTTACCCCTTGCAATCTTTAACTGTTTGTTAGATACTACTCCTACCGCGATGTTGCGGTTTTAGGAGATGAACATGAACGCAGTATTAAAGTTAGCCCCACAAGTCCCAAGCATCATCGATGATTTGGCCGAGGTTGATGCTCAGATCAAAGCATTAACCGAACGCGCCAAAATGTTAAAAGATCAAGTCGCCAATCAATATGGCGAAGGCAAGCATCGCGGAAGAACGTTTGGCGTTACAGTTACACTTTGCAAAACAGCTACCGTTGACCACAAAAAGCTATATGCCGACTTGGGCGTATCCGATGACACACTGGCTAAATACACCAAGCACGGCGCGTCAATTCGAGTTTCAGTAACCGCTTAATTAACACGGGGCGGTTCGCCGCCCCCTTCAACACACAAAAAGGGTTTAATTATGTACACAAATTTGAATCTTAGCTCAATTTGTTTTACTGTTCAAAACAACAAAATTGTGGAAGGCACTTTTCGAGATTTTGAACGTTTCATTGAAACAGTAAATACACCACATGGAATCCAACGCAAGTATTTTATTAAACGCGCTATTGTTGAACAGCTTGATGATGAAATCGGCGGTTGTAATTTAGACTTTGTGAGTTCACCTGCAGTTATTGACGATGTCGTGTGGGCTTTGCTTTATTGGCAAAACAACGGAGAAAACATTTTATTCACGTTCGAAAACGAACAAAACGCGCAATGTAAATTAGAAGAGTTTGCAGCTTTAGACATTTTGTATAACAATGAAATCTTTATTCATTTAAACAGCCAGTCGGCGGAAAATGAATTGTCTAATTTATTAGAAGATCAAGCGTTGTAATCAATCAGTGCGGTTAGCCGCCCTATTTTCAAGGAGAACATCATGGAAGATCAATACGAAGACGAAGGTATTTATTTGGCTGACGATGAGTTGTATGACTCAGACGATGAGGACTATGAAGAAGATGAAGGCGAGCGCGTAATCCAAGAGGATCGTGCTTATGGTTTCAAAAGTGGTTTAATTTAAGGAGACAATAATGGAAATTGTAAAAGTTGAGATCCGCAAACGCGCCAATTACGAGGACTATGCGAACGAAATTGCTGGCGTTGTTCAATTGCAAGGCATAAACGGCAAGCAGGAGGTCAAATTGTCCGCGTTGGTAGTTAGCCAAATTTTTGGTTTATTAAAAAACGATTTAGTTCAACGCGCCAAGGCGCTCTCGAACGAAGTTGAGGGGGCCGCCGAAAACGCCATTCACGCTCCTCTGCTGGAGTCAAATGCGGTCATTGAGCACCAAATCTAGGCTAGTATGGGGGCGGGCAACCGCCCCTTTTTGGGAGTTGAGTATGGACATCGAATTTATATACACGCCAATCGGAACGGACATTACAGTCCGTTGGCGTAAAGCTGGATGGATACCGCCATCGGAACAACCAGAGATTCAGGCTAAGTGGGCGCTGTTCCGCGAGGCTGGTCTGCGTAAACTAGAGGGTCAAACTGAACCCAAGCCTGAAAAAAAGACTGTCGAAATTCGGAGGGTTCGCTGAATGAAAAAAACAAATTAAGGGGGAAAAGTGTTTAGCCAAGTTCAATTGTATTTTTTGGATTTTATGAGGTGGCAAGAGCGCCTCAGTTGGTCGCAAGCCCTGACGCTTATTTGCTTAATTTTCGCGGGGATTGTTTTTCTTTTAGCTTTATTTGGAGACGATAATGCACACGATATTGAACGCGCCTTCGACAAAGACAGTCTCAACAGAGACTATAAAAAACGCGACTGACGGTTTTTTAATTGCGGTGGTTGTGGTGACTTTTGTAGCCTTGTTTTCATTTGGAATCGGGTACATGGTCAGCCAGAAGCAGACGGCTCGGGACATTGCGTTGACGCACACAACGGTTATCAGTGACACAGGCTATGTCTGCACGGTGATGCCCCATGACCAATAAGCCAGAACTAGTCGTGCTGGTCTGGCGCGGCGGGCGGTACGAGAAGGTTCCGCAAGTCGGAATCGACATCATTCGACAATTGCTCGAAACTCGAGGCGATGAAGAAGGGTTGCCAGCGTTATACGCGGAAGACGATAAAGGACTGGTTATATGTTGGCCTAAACCGTCTAGCAGGAACGAGGTCACAATTGTTCGGGGCGGCTCTCCCTACGTAATAGATAAGAATCATTTAGCAATGTTGCATAGCATCAAAGGAGTAGAGTAATGGCACGCACTAAAAAAGTCTCTATAAGCCCCGCCACGACGCGAAAGCCGCCCACGGGTATCAAGACAGCCCCCAAAGCCAAAAAAGCCCCTGACGGTTACGACAGAGGCGAATTTGAGGTTCATTTAGAGCGGGCGAATAGCCTGATCAACTACCTGAAGTCGGAAGTGGCTCGTCTTAAGGTTGAAGTAAACGAACTCAAGTCTTACAAAAAATGGGCTGAAGCTAGGATTACACAGATCAGTCAGGAGGAAGAGCGCAGATAACAATACAAAACAATTTACTTGTGGTTAAAGATTTGACAAGTCTTTAACCGCTTGTTAAATTACACACACCACGCTGTTGTGGGTTTAGGAGATGAACATGAAAACGCAAATGATTAAATACAAAAGCTCGAGCAGATACATTTGGGCAAAAGTGACGCGCAAGTTATTGCCCGACGGAAACCTGCGCGTGATTTTGACTTGTCCAAACGACAGAGTAAGTGACGCATGGACAGGGGACGATATAGATTTAGCGAGTAAGTACTGGCAAAAGTTCAACCTCGCCGCGAGAGAATACGTTTTAGTAAACGATTGTCGGTGATATAATAATCATACCCCCTCGGGCAGTTCCCTATGGCTGCCCTTTTTTTTGCCCGAAAAAACCTATACACTCCCAAACACGCTGAGAGTATGCGTCCAGAGGAGACTTAGCAGATGAGTCGGGATCAAAGATCAAACAAATTGTATGGAGCAAAGTCCATATACAACCCAGAGATAGCCAAACGTATGTGCGAGCAGCTATCAGACGGAATCCCATTACGGCAGATATGTAGGCAAGAGGGATTCCCCGCTTGGCAAACTGTTTACGAGTGGATGGCGAAAGACCCCGAACTCCATAGAGCCATCGCGCACGCACGCGAAATTGGTCAAGATGCAATCGCGGAGGAAATTTATAGACTTGTAGAGACTCCTCCCGCCATGATCGTAGACGAGAAAGGGCGTGGTCGCGTGGACGCTGGTCACGTTGCTTGGGTTAGGGTTCAGGCGGACATCAAGCTGAAGTTGCTTGCCAAGTGGAATCCTAAACGTTACGGTGACAAGGTGGAAGTCAGCGGCGATCCTGATAAGCCAGTGGCTGTTGACCTGTATCACACGGTCTTCGGCAAGCTGCTTGAAAACATGAAAATGCAGCGACAACAGGAGCAAGAAGAATAATATCAATTTAATATAATATCAATTTATTACTGAACGTTCAGTAGTTTTTTTACAACAGGGCGATATGTCAGCAGCAGCAGAGATTATTTCAGACCCGCAGACTCGACAGTTATGGGACTCATTAACGGAATCTCAGAAGCTGGCTTTTGCGTGGGAATGGAAGTGGCTCGAAAGCGCCCATAAGCATCAAGTTGAGCCTCACGGGGAATGGTGGAACATCTGGCTTATGTTGGCAGGGCGCGGCGCGGGGAAGACCCGTGCGGCAGCGGAGACGATCGGGCAGTGGGCGTGGCGCGAACCGAGCACGCGCTGGCTGGTATCAGCCCCGACCTCGGGAGACGTTAAAGCAACTTGTTTTGAGGGCGACTCGGGTCTGCTATCCGTTATCCCGCCTGAGTTAATAGATGACTACAACAAAGCCCTGCACGAGTTAAAGTTGGTTAACGGCAGCCTGATCAAGGGCATTCCTGCGAGCGAGCCTGAGCGGTTCCGTGGCCCACAATTCCACGGCGGCTGGCTCGATGAATTAGCGGCGTGGGAATACTTGCAAGAGTCGTGGGACATGATTCAGTTCGGCATTCGCTTGGGCAAACGAACCAAGCTAATCTGCACGACCACACCGAAGCCAAAGGACGTTGTTCTTGATCTGATTGACCGCGAGGGTAAGGACGTTGTTATAACCCGCGCATCGACATACTCGAACATCAAGAACCTTGCCCAATCCTTCCAGAACCAAATCCTTCAGTACGAAGGGACTAAATTAGGTCGGCAAGAGATTCATGCGGAGATCATTGACCCAGAGGAAGGCGGCATCGTTCGCCGCGAATGGTTCAGGCTATGGCCTCCAAACAAACCATTTCCCAAGCTCGAGTTCATTATCCAATCGTATGACTGCGCGACCTCGGACAAGACTGTTAACGACCCCACTGGCTGCATTACCCTCGGCGTATTCAAACCTCTGGACGGCGGCATGAGCGTAATGATTCTGGACTGCTGGCAGGAGCATTTACAGTACCCTGACCTGCGCCCTAAAGTAATCAGCGAGTACGAAACAGTCTACGGCGAGGGCAAGAGCCGTAAGCTAGTAGACCTGCTTCTGGTGGAAGATAAGTCGGCGGGCATCTCTCTCATTCAGGACTTACAGCGGGCGCATCTACCCGTGATTGCGTACAACCCGGGGAAGGCTGACAAGATACAGCGGCTGTCGATCGTGGCGAACATCATCAAAGCGGGTCGGGTCTGGGTTCCTGAGTCATCGGTGCGGAAGGGATACGTCCGAGACTGGGCTGAGGGCATGGTAAGCCAGATATGTTCGTTCCCCGAGACGGTACACGATGAATTTGTTGACTGTATTAGTCAAGGGCTGAGATACTTGCGTGACGCTGGATGGATCAGCATCGATGCCCAACCCCGCGAAGAGATTACGGAAGAGGACATTACGGACGCTGAAATCTTTAACGCAAAGGCTCGAGGCAATCCGTATGCAGCCTGAGTGGATTCTAATCTGGTTGTTTGTAGTGGCACTACTAGGCACTATTGCGGCGGTTGCGGTCTTTGTAATCATTGATAATTCGACAAACCCTGACCGTTGGGGTTAATATG